GTGAATATATAACAGGTGTGAATATATAACAGGTGTGAATAGTTAAATTGTATTATTAAACACACTTAAAAATTTGACATCATAATACAATATGTTGTCAAATACAAATAAATCTAAAATTTATCCCAATTGTCGCTTATCATTAAACCGATGGTTAAAAGGATCGGAAAAACGGATGACACTTTTTAACAGTATAAACCCGCAACTATTCGACGTTACCCTGAGAGATGGTTTACAAACTGTTCCGAAAGAGCTGCATCATACGTGGTCATTATTTCTTAAAAAAAATATGTATTATAATATAAAATTTAATCACGAGCCACCAAAAATGGAATTAGGATCAATAGTAAATTCAAAAATATTCCCTATTTTTGCAGATTCGATACAACTATACAATATAATAAAAGAGGAATCAAATTATGTGCCAAATTTTGATACAGGCTATGAAAAGAATTATTTACTTATTCCAAATGTAAAAATGCTGAAAATCGCATTAAAAAATGGTATAGACAATTTATCATTTATAACATCGGTATCAGACGCTTTTCAAATGAAAAACACAAACCGTACACTTGGCGAAACAAAAACAGAATTGGAAGAAATAATAAATATGGTTTCGGTTTCAAATGAAACATCAAAAATGATAAAATTGTATATCTCATGCATAAACGAATGTCCAATCTCAGGTAAAATAGAGAATGATATCGTATTAAATGAAATTTTGTATTACGAAAAATATAATAAAATAAATGAATTGTGCTTATCAGATACTTGCGGCACATTGAAATATGAGGACTTTAAATATATTATAGATATGTGCATTTTTTACGGGTTGCCGACGAACAAATTGTCTCTGCATTTACACTATTCGGATGATTGCATTGATAATACAAAAAAAATAGTATTTTATGCTTTGGAAAAAAATATTAATAAATTTGACGTATCTGCGATAAATGGAGGAGGTTGTACACTGACAATTGGTGAAAACAATTGCCATAATAACCTAACCTATGAGCTTTTCTATAAATTTCTTGTGGATTATATTGAAACAAAAATCTAACTCGCATAAATGTATTCGGATAAATTTGATATAAAAAATATTTTTGGTAATATAATAACTCAATAATGTCATTAAAAATACATACAAGTATAATGGAAAAATTACAATACTTTTATGATATACATAAGATACCAAATATTATTTTTCACGGTTCATCAGGATGCGGAAAAAGAACCATAGTTAATAATTTTATAAATATTATTTATAAAAACGACAAAGAAATAATCAAAAATTATGTGATGTATGTTAATTGTGCCCACGGTAAAGGTATAAAATTTATTAGGGATGAGTTGAAATTTTTTGCAAAAACACATATTCATTCAAATGGTGGAGATATTTTCAAGAGTGTTATCCTTTCAAATGCTGATAAATTGACAATAGACGCACAATCTGCCCTTAGAAGATGTATTGAACTTTTTAGCCATACAACCCGATTTTTTATTATTGTTGAAGATAAATATAAGTTATTGAAGCCTATTTTGTCGCGTTTTTGCGAAATATATATACCGGAACCTATTTATAATAGTGTAAATATTAATTTATACAAATATAATTTGAATGAAACATTTAAGATAAATGATGTAAAAATGCAAAGGAGTGAGTGGTTAAGAAAAGAGTTGACAAAAACATTTACTTTGAAAAAAATAAATTCCTTTGATTTAATATTATTATCCGAAAAATTGTATGAAAAGGGTTATAGTGGTATAGATATAATAAATTTAATTGATAATCAAAATGAATTTGTCAATTTGACGAATGAAAAACGATATGAGATGTTATTTGCATTTAACAAGGTAAAAAAGGAGTTTAGAAATGAAAAAATGTTAATAATGTTTATTTTAAATTTTTTATTTATGAGTTTAGATTTTAGTTTAGAAAATATTACCTTCATGTAAATGGATGATTTTAATGTATCTAGTTTGCACGAATCTAAAAACGAGTGGGGATCCAGATTACTAACTATACTTACGCCTTTAATTATGGAAGGGTTGAAATCTATTTTTGACGAGGCTATTCAATTATGCAAAACAAATAATGAAATGGATAAATATCTTATGACATTTCAGAATTTTATTAGTCGAATACCGAAGTGGAATCCTACTATTATAGATAAAGAGAAAATTAGGATTGTAGAAAGAAGTGGTTGTGGGTATTTGGAGGATTTAGTAACTTGCGTACATATTATTCAATTAAAGCTGTTAACGGCAATTCGAGTCGGTCAAAAACAAAAGAAGATTAATATTACTATACCAAAAATAGAAGATTTTATTCATCGAGTTTATATTAACGTTGCTAGAAAAATATACCGCAACGTCTATTTATACGAAATAAACATCCCACCATTGCAAATTCAAAAGCATCAGAGAGAACTTGAAATTATTATTCAAGAGTGTGTACTTAATACAGTGAGAGAGAGTATCCCGGTAGAATCCATATTGAGGGCGTATATGGATGAGACAGTAGAGGATGACGTTGTTGAAGAAGTAAAAGAGGAGGTAATTGAGAAACCACATGTTATCAATGACAAACCCGAAGTTATTTCGGAAATAGCGGTTCCAGAAGAAGTAGAAAATCGGGAGGCTGAAAATACTACACATACCTTAGAATCTGACTTTGTTGTTAATAATAGTGTTGCTGTACCGGAATTTGATTTCCCAGATTTAACTGCAGATACAACCAATTTATATAGTGATAACACTGAACAAAGTTATGCGAATTCTCTTGATAATGTAAATGAGTACAATACAACATATGAAGATACTGATAACGTTAGATTGAAAATCCAAGATCAGTCGGCAACATTAGATAATTTAGATGTACACGTATTAGATGAGCCAATGTTGAATTTAACTGACGATTTTTTGTTAGATGACATTGAGATTTTAGCATAAATAATGCGTAAAATAAAAAATAAGATATTAGATATTTAAAATAAATGCAAGGAATATTCATAGTAGCTGGTGCTATTTCGATAATATTTTTATTAATGAAATTCATTGAAATGCGTGTTGTTGACAAAGAAAGCAAACCATTGAAATTTTTAATTCGCGATTCTTTGTTGGTTTATTTTAGTGTTATTGCGGGGCATTTTATAATAGACCAGTTGAAACCTGTTATTGCGGAGGGTGGTGCGACCCCATCTCATCCGGTCGTTTTCACCGACAACCCCGGATTCTAATAGATGAATCTTTCTTATTCTTCATCCCACCAACCGATCATTAATCGGAGTTCATAATCGGCAAACTGGCGATGTTCCCATTGAACAGGCTTCTTTGGATTTCGCATATCGTGGAAGTCCATATTGGCGAATTCTGGTGAAGGATAGCGTATCCCCCGATTACCGCGTGTCAGTGTGCAAAGCTGGCCAAGGGGTTCGTTCAAATAGACGATCTGGTTAAAATATAATGGAGGTCTATAAGGTCTATAAGAGTATCCATTGTTTTGATAATAGCGACAATCTTGTGTATTGATGGTTATTTCCTTGAATATGGGAAAATAATCCCATTTGTCGGAGCTCTGTTTGATGCAGACGTAGCCACGAGAGAAGTGCAAATAATTGTCATCTAGGAACGCACACGCACCCGTACTTAGTTCATAGAATGCGTGGTCGAATCCGCCATCTTTTCTCTCGATAAATGTATAAACATATTGGTATGTTTCTGAGTATCCGTTCCCGAGATCGTGCTCTTTTTTCTGGAATTCGATAGTGTAACCATTGAGAAGCGTTGTTGCCTCCAATTCATCAATCGCATAATTGGGAGTACTCATTATTGTTCTGGTACCATCGCATCTTGATCGATCTTCTTCTTCGGTGGCGGGTTTAATCCATAACTTACGCAAACAAGGACGACGAGCTCGCTTGTAACGAATGCAACGATTCAACTCTTCATAATGTCTTTGAAACGCTTCGTCTCCAATACGAATATAACCCTTTGGAAAAGGAGTATAAGATTGAACATAAAGCATATCGAAGTTATCAATATATGACATTCTTGGAAAGGTTTGTTTTGTTGTGTTGTGAATTGATTTAAATTTAAATACTTAAATCAATTTTTTTTATAAATAAATTAAAAATAAAACGAAAAGTGAATTGATTCATTCTATCTTCCTGTCCAAACTTTAATTAGAGCTTTATTGCATTTTTTATATTTATTACTGTCAAGACAGTAGTTTTTCCAGGTGTAGCCCCACGGACAATAAGTGGTTATACTCCCTAATATGGAATTTATTTTGTATAAATCCTTAAATTCTGTGTAAAATATGGCCCCAAAAATTCTCTCTAAACAGCACCGATCTGACCTATTTTTAACAACTTTCAATAAATTAAACACATTGTATTTTTTTTGAATATTAACCAAGAAATCGTAATTTATATAACTTTGTACACCAAAACATCCGTTCCATCCTTTGCTGTTAAATTGCATTGTTTCATATTTATGAATGCCTGTGATTATTTTTTGAAAATAAAAACTATTTGTCAAATATTGAGTTAGACGAAGAGTATTTGTCATATTTTCTATTTTGACTTCGGTGAAGTGCCAGATAGGAATAACTGGTGTTGATATTTTTGAGAAATTTATTTTTTTACGAAAAAACACACTATCGTGGATGATAACAGCATTTTCAAAATAATGATTTTTGTAAAAATAATAATACGGCAACAATTCGCCTCTGCCTGGAAATTCCGATTGAACATATTCTACATTTTTATATTCTTCATCCGCTTTCAAAAATTCAGATGCACTATTATCATCTATGATGACAATTTTATGTTTTTCCGGAGAATAAAAGGTTTGGATACATTTTACACAATGATTCCAATATCGATTAGTTGTTTCCGAATTTACGTGTCTTGTAATAATAAAACCGAAAGACATTAAAGTATTTATTAATATATAGTTTTTAATTTTACGAAACAATCGCTAAATTAGGCATTTCATCGAGATTAATTACTTTATCTATCGAAATCCTAATATCTTTCTTAGAAATTTGAAATGCTGCAAATTCACTGCGGTCTAATTGATTCTGAGGAGTATGTTTATGCACACATCTTGCAATCATTTTATACAACTTGAAGTCTGGATATCTCTCGACGCCATTATTCTTGTAGAGAATATTTAGTCCATTGTCGTCTAGACACCATTCATATATTAACTTAACAATAGGTTCGGCCTTTGAAATATCCTCGATTTCATCTAAATCATCAATAACGTAGTCAAAAATAGAGCAAGCAAGACGACACAAATCAAAACTGTAGTTTGGTTCCAACCTTGGTTTTTTTTCATTAAAATAGGGTTCCGTGTTGTATTGTGTTGCTGCATCAGACCCTGATTGAAAACTATCGCTACAAATTACCTTGCCATTGAATTTATATATGCTTCTACCAAAATCAATAATCTTAAAGATTCTGCCAAAGGTCGGTACTTTGTAATATTTTTTATTATAACAATAGTAAATGTATTTTTTGTCGGTTTCTATATACATTATATTATTAGTATGCAAGTCATTATGTGTAAATGAAAAACATTTTTGATATGTGATTAAAATCATTATTATTTGCATTAATGAGGAAAACCATTCATCGTGGGTCAAGTTTTCATTTGCTATTAACGAGTCGAATGTTTTTTTACAACTTTCCATACAAATGATATTGACCGGAAACCGGGGAATTGTTACTATCACTTGATCCTCAAATTCTCCACTGCTACTTTCTGATTCCCAGCTCGAAGAACTATCTATCGAACTATCTTCGTTGCTACTTGAAATGGTATCTGTATTATCATCAGATGTATGAGATGTCCTAGATGAACACGTCGATCCAGATTTAATAGTGGTTGTCTTGTTATCTGACACGACAGAAAGCTCCGTAGTAACATCAACTAAATCGAGTGTATGTTCTCTCAAGTTCTCTTGTGTTAGTTGTTTAGAATCGTCAATAAAAATATCATCGTAAAGCTGTTCGCTAATAGAATGAAGTGAAAGTGCCGACTTGTTGCTGTGAGAGTGGTCAATAACAATAGGTTTCAATCCCGTTTTTTCGTTTTTATTAATCAAGAAGCTATAGTCATCCACGGTGAAAAACACGTTTTTATTCTTAAGAAAAAAATCAGACTGGTTAAGATAATCGATATCTTCGATTATATCCACGGTTAGATTATTTTTAATGCCTAAAAACGATCCGTAATAGTCGACACCGTTTATAAAATGATAATGATGAATCAGTTTACTTGATAAGAACGAAAAGAAAGAATCTACATAGGATGAATTATTCTCATCCAGAATTTTTGGATGTACACTCGACAATGCATTAGTTAATTTTGGAAGAGTATACAAGGCTTCGTCGTTGATGTTATATTTTCCAATCAAGAATTTATATGGATCAATTAAGGGGGCGAATTTGAAAAAGACATTTTTTTCTATTATTTGATCATTTTCGGTGTTTTTAATCAAGCAACTATATACGC